TAGGTAATGGCACGTCTATGTTAATCATTGGTATATTTATGCTTGGTGCTGGTTGTTCCGTAGTTTCTGTAGTCTCTGGTTCTGTACCCTCTGGCTCTCTAAGATCGCTTGGGGGTACTACCATAGGTACATAACTAGGAACGTCAGCAGTAGGCAGCGGTATAGATATTGTTTCTAACTTCTGTCCGTTTGGTAATACTATACTAGGTATTTCCACTATGTTTTCATAATGTAAGCAAGTGCATAGTAAGGAGGTCTGTTCTCGTGAGAACCGCCACCACCAGTATTTCCAGCACTAACTGAAATACCAGTTGTTTTGGTGTTAGTATCACCAGTGTAGTTACAGTTACCGTCAGTAGCACTACCAATGTTTCTTGGTTCTTGGTAGTATGCACGAGCAACGTAGTCGTTAGTAGTGTGGTAGTGGCCAGGGTCAGTAACCGTCATCGTGTGAGTGTGAGATGGTATCTGACTTGAACTTAGCGTTACAGAACTTGCACCACCAGTATCTCCTACAGAGTATGCACTACCTGCACCAACTACAAATCTATCTTGTAAGTTAGGAGCTGAGTTTGATCCATTACATAGTACCCATCCAGATGGTATGTTGTTTATTGCACCAGACCATAACAAGATCATTCCAGATACAAATGATGATACACCTGTTAAGTTACCACCGCCACCAACAAAGTTGTCAGCATATACGTTTGCAAATCTTACAGAGTTTGTACCTAAGTTTCTAGAACTATCTCCATCAGGTGTGATGTTTTCACAAGTCACATCACCTGTAAACTCACCACCAGCTAAAGGCATCTTAGTACCTATGCTGTTAGTAATAGTTGTAGAGAAGTTTGCATCATCTCCAATAGCTGCTGCTAACTCGTTAAGAGTATCAAGGGCAGCGGGTGATGAATCTACTAAGTTGGATATAGCTGTTCTTACATATGCAGTTGTAGAAACTTTAGTTGAGTTATCAGACTGAGCTTGAGTAGTTGCGGTTACACCGTTACTCAATACTCCAGAACTAGATGTTAAACCACCAAATAGTGTATCTCTAGTTGCTATGTCTACACCGTCAACTGTTCCTGTAACTGTAATATTACCTGTAACGTCAACACCGCCTTCAGCATCTAGATTGCCAGTTACATCAACGTGACCATCAGAATTAACTACTATTCTATTAGCATTGCCGTTGGTAGCATCAGAAATTTGGAAGATACCACCGTTTACACGGATTGAATAATCAGGGTTTGCATCAGAATCTACAAGACTAATTGTTGGAGTCTGTGAGTTAATGATAAGACCACCACTATTAGTAGTAAATGATGCTGCTGAACAAGTACCAGTAAATGAAGCGTTTTGTGTTACAGAAAGGTCTCCTGTTACATCAATACCAGCGTTAGCATCTAAGTTACCAGCTACATCAAGCGTACCGTCTGAAGCTAAAGTAATTCTATTTGCACCATTAGTAGTGTCTCTAACTACAAAGTTACCACCACTTGCAGAAAGTCTAAAGTCTGAGTTATGGTCTGAGTCTACAATGTCTATGTAAGGGTCAGCATTTTGTACTGTTAGATTACCGCCAACACCTACATCGCCTGTTGCATCTAAAGTTCCTGTGATGTCAACTCCAGCGTTTCCAACTGTTAATCTGTCAGTACCAGCAAACGAAATATTAGTTGAGTTGTTATTATTAACTCTGACGTTTGATGTACCGTTATCTATACGTGTGCTGTCAATCGAAGTTGTGTTTGTTGCAGTAACAATACCTTTAGCGTTAACAGTAATAATAGGAATAGCAGTGCTAGAACCTACTGAACCAGCAGTAACGCCAGAATTAGCTAGTTTGCTGTTTGCTATCGCAGCAGATGAACTTATATCTGCGTTTACTATTGTTCCGTCAACTATGTTTGCACTAGCTACAGTTACGTCTGAAGGTAAAGCTCCAGCTGCAATCTTAGATGTTGCTATAGAGTCGTTAGCTAGTCTACCAGCAATAGATGCGGAAGATACGTTTGCCATATCTTCTGCTGCTACTGGGTGTCCACCAGCTGTTGAGCCGTCATGTACGACAAGCGTTTCCTTGTCTGTATCTACAGTAACTTCACCTTCGGCTCCAGTAAAGCTGCTGTGTTGAGAGGTTGTACCTCTTCGTAATTTTAATTGTTTTGCCATTATGAGAGAGTTCCGAAGTCAAGTTGTAAATTAGTACCGTCTATAGTTCCTGCTGTAACAGTTCCTGTCAGAGTAACACCCGAAGATGTAACTTCTAGTTTTGTGTTACCTTGATCTTGTAACTTAAGATTACCTGCACCAGATGCGTTTATAATAGAGTCTGAAGTATCAAAGAATATTTGTAAATCTGAGTTATTACCAAATTTAGCTTTGATATTATTGTTGTATCTGTTGTCTCCAGTAAACACGTTACCTGATAATTGAGACAAAGAACCAGTAGCTGTTACACCACCCTGCCAAGCACTACCATTATACACTCTTAGCTCGTTTGCAGATGTGTTGAAGTACAAGTCTCCAGCAGCTAGTGCGTTACCACTACCATCTGTTGTTGGGTTAGAGTTTGCTATTTGGTATTGATCTGCAAAGTTGTTTACATCTGATATGTTTCCAGCAACAGTATTAATGTTAGTAGCGTTTGATACCGCACTATTAATATTTGATGCGTTAGATACAGCTGAGTTAATGTTTGTTGCATTACTTACAGCAGCATTTATATTACTTGAGTTATTAGCAACTGCAGTAATATTACTATTGTTTCCAGCTACAGCTGTTACGTTAGAGTTGTTGTTTGCAACTGTCGTTACGTCAGATGAGATCCCAGCAACTGTTGTCACGTTAGCTGAAATACCAGCAACAGTGTTTATGTTACTTGAGTTGTTTACTGCAGCGTTAATGTTAGTAGCGTTTGATACTGCACTGTTAATATTACTTGTGTTGTTTGCAACTGCGGTAACATTAGAATCATTATTAGCTACAGTCGTAATATTAGATGATATGTCTGCTAATGTATCCATATCGGCTACAATAGCGTTAGTACCAAGTATTGCTAGGTCTGCAACTGCAGCAGCAGTTCCTAATCTTCCTATCTCGGTTGCTTTAGCAGCTACAGCACCTATATCTGTAGAATCATTAGCTACGGCAACTATCTCTGTGTTAATATCTGCAACTGTCTTTATTGGGTCATCCTTAACAGTTATGGTGTTACCCATATTGCTATGGTTTGTACAGTAGTATTGGAAACTTGTAGGTTGTGTTTCTGGGACTGTAAGTTTTACTGTTGCTCCAGATGTACCTTGAGTTCCTGTAACAACTACACCTGTACTGTATGCACTTCCACCACTCTTAAAACGTAATGGATGTGAACCGTTAGAACTATCACTTACATCAAATGTATATGTCCAACCTTTGTACAATGTCAAAGCAGGAGCTGATACACCATCTATTACAAACTTACCACCAGCTACAGTTACAGTAAATGAAACCTCATCTTCTAGTATATCGGCAACTATGTCTAGAGAACCATTAGAAGTACCTGTTGTAGTTGCTGCAGTTATAAGACCTAGATCTTCACTGTATGTTATAGCACCAGACAAGATAGCTACGTCATCAAGAACTGACTGAGACGGTGTAATAATAGCAAATTGGCTACCATCCCATACACGTAAGTTATCGTTGCTGTTGTCAAACCATAAGTCACCTTCTTGTAAAGATGTACCGTCAACTCTTTGTGTAGGAGCACTTCCTGATATTTGATATATGTCAGCAAAGTTGTTTATATCCGATACGTTTGCACCTGCAGCTGCTATGTTAGTTACGTTAGATGCAATAGTGTTAACTTGTGTCGCAATAGGTACTAACCTATGGAAAGTATATGTATGAGTTGTTGATGTAGATTCTACTAAGAAACCAAAGTTTTGAGGTATTACTGATGGTACACCAGTTATAGTAACAGTGTTTCCTGATCCAGCACCGTTTGGTATTGTAACGGTTGTACCGCTAGGTGTTAGGGTTGCAGTTGTAGAAGCTACACTAAGTATAGCTGACTGTCCTGTAGCCCCCTGGGGGTTGGTTGTTGGGAAGCTAGTTTGGTTAGCAATAGCTGTAAATCCACCAACTTCGTCTATAAGGTCAATTATACGGGCATTGATAGCAGCTGTTGTAGCTACAAATGCGTCCGAGTTAGACCATGATACACCACTAGCAATAGTTTCTGAAGAATCTTGTCTAAGGAACTTAGCCTCAGCCTCTGTTTCTGTGTAGTATCTACCGTCAAGAGCACCGTTTGTAAGTTCTGTTTCTGTAAAATACCTAGTATCTAAAGATGTGGTATTCATCTCAGATAAAGTTAGTTTATCAGATTGTAATAGTGTTTTTATCTCAGCAGCTGTTTGATCTGCAGTAGCTGCAGTCTCTATACCTGCTAGTTTGCTTTGTTCTGCGTCACTAAACTCGTTAGTATCAGCATTGTTTTCATATGCAGTTTTTATTTCTGCGTCAGTCTGATCGGCAGTCGCTGCAGTTTCTATACCGTTTAATTTAGTATGATCTGCGTCAGTAAAGACATTACTGTCTGTTGCAGCTTCAGTAAGAGTTCTTATCTCTGCTGCTGTCTGATCTGCGGTAGCTCCGCTCTCGATACCGTCTAATTTAGTACCGTCAGTTGCTACGTCACGCCCATCTACTGTACCAGAAACTGCTATGTTTCCTGTGACAGTCTGAGCACCACTAGCTAGTGTACCTGATGTTGATACGTTTTGAGATCCAAAGGCTGGAGTTACTTTTGTACCAGCTATGGCAGCTGAAGCGTTTACGTCAGCATTGACTATAGTACCATCTACAAGGTTAGCACTTGCTACTGTGATGTCTGTAGGTAAAGCACCACTGCCAAGTTTAGCTAGAGTAACAGAATCATCAGCTAGTTTTGTACCAGCTATATCTGCACTAGAATTTATATCTGCATTAACTATAGTACCGTCTACGAGGTTAGCACTTGCTACAGTTATATCTGTTGGCAACGCACCTGAACCTAGTTTGTCTAGAGTTACAGAGTCATCAGCTAATTTACTACCAGATATATCAGCATTTGCGTTAACATCAACGTCTAAGATAGTACCGTTTGCTATCATAGTCGAGTCAACTGTACCAGTATCGGTAGTTTTAACGACTAAATCTTGTTGTCCTAGAGTATTGTATATCTTTCCTTCTAGGTCAAAGGCTTTATTTCTTGCTTCTTGTGCAGTAAAGTTTGACTCTCTTGCTGAGTTGTTAAGATCGGTAGCTCTGATTGTGCTACCACTGGCAAATGTTGTATATGAACCGTCTGCATCTCTTGTTCTACGCTCACAAAATACTACTGCCCCACTAGGTAGTGCAGAGTGAACGTAATGGTGTTGTTATCGCTGGAAAGTTGGTAATTGTATAAGGTTGTACCCGCAGATACTGCAGGATAGTATAATCCATCTGTGTTGTTCACCTGTGGGTGACTAGATTGTGCAGTACTACCAGTAGACTGGCGTAACTGTAGCACTCTAGAACCACCCGACAATGTGACATAAACATCTAGATCATCTTGGTTATTCAGTTGTATACTGACAGGAGTAAATGTTGTTGTAGTTGCATTACTCGTGGCAGGGAAAGTTTTTTTAGTTGTAACTGCCATTGATAATCAATGTTATTTTGGAAATTTATAAATTAAGTTTTCTATTGCATCATAATTACCTTGTTTACCTATCAATCTTTGATCTGTTCTTTCTTTAAACTTAAGATCTAAGTCTGGATTGTTTCTACGTAGTTCAGCCCAAGCTATTTTTTTAGCTCTTCTAAACTCTTCAGCAATCAATCTATAGAATCTTTGTTCATATAGTTTGAACTCAGTCTGACGTAAACCTCTACTCTTATATAAATCAAGCTCTTTTCTCCATGTACCACCCTCAGCCATGATGTTTTCTAACCTTTGTCTAAGATCACCCATAGACATATACTTAGATAACTCAGATTTTTCTTTAGAAGTTAGCTTCACACCTTTGTATGTGTCCATAATCTCAGGTAAATTAAAGCTCATCTCCATCAATCCTTCTTTTACAAAGTCCCCGTCAGGTGCTGTTATAGCAATAGGGCTAAATGAGTTAAATATACGCCAAAAAGGACTGCCTACAGGGGCTACATACGGCACACCTGACCTATCTTTTGCTAATATATCATACTTAGGAGGTATGGTAGACTTAAATATAAAGTCACGTTTGCGTAAAGTCTCTAAAAATGTATTAGCTTCTTTCTCGTTAGCGTCTACAATGTCACCAAGTTGACCTAAAATACCATATCCTGGCAGCATAGTACGTAGACCTCGTGTAAATATGTTACTAACTTGACCACCTGCAGAGTCTGCATTTAACAATACAGCAAGATCTTCTACACCAGCTAACATAGACTTATCAACAAAGACTGCTGTAGCCATCCATACTAGCTTTTCACCCCATTCATCTCGCCAATCTGTGCCAAGTACGTGTTGATAGTTAGCAAAGTTAGCAGTAGCAGCTAATAATGTGTTAAAAGGTTCTACATCTCTGTAAGATATGTAAACATCACGATCTCCTACTCTTGCTTTGAATGAATATGGCTGTATACCCTGTAATCTCCAAAGATCTCTAGTTTCTTTATCAAATGGTAAGTCACCATATAGATTACCAGCATAAGCTGCTGCTGCAGCTGCTCCAATAAAGGTAGTTCCTATTGCTATACGACCTTTTATAAGGGCTTGTTCTTGTTTTAGTGTACCTTTAGTAATACCATACTCTG